TTCAAGCTGGTGCAACCTTACTTACAGGATTGACTGGTAATTTAGATTTTCCTCGTAATGATGCTGCGGCTACTGCGGTTTGGGAAACTGAAAACTCTGCCAATGATGAGACAAGTCCAACTTTTGACAAAATTAGTATGTCACCTAATCGTTTGGGTGCGTTTACTGATATTTCAAAGCAATTACTTGTTCAATCATCTATTGACGTTGAGAATTTTGTAAGAAATCGTTTGAGCGAAGCAGTTAACAGAGCATTAGATTATGCTTTGATTAATGGCGATAATTCAACACAACCATTCTTCGGTATTTTAAATACTGCTGGTATTGGTTCGGTTGCAATCGGTACTGATGGTGGTCCTTTGACATACAAGCATATTATTGACCTTGAAACTGCTTTGGCTACTGATAATGCTGACTTTGGTACTTTAGCTTACCTTACTACACCTGGTGTAAGAGGTTTCTTAAAGAATACTGAGAAAGCAAGTGGTACTGCTCAGTTTGTATGGAATGATGGTGCGCCACCAGTTGGACAACAAGGAGTTAGAACTGACTTGTTAAATGGATACCGTGCTTATGTTTCTACACAAGTACCAAGTAACTTAACAAAAGGTGGTGGAACTGATTTACATTCAGTAATTTTTGGAAACTTTGCTGAATTGCTAATTGGACAATGGGCTGGTTTAGATGTTGTGGTTGATCCATACTCATCAAGCAAAAATGCATTGGTTACCATTGTAGTTAACTCTTGGTGGGATTCTGCCGTTCGTCATGCTAAATCATTTGCCGCTATTAAAGATGCGGATATTACTGGTATATAAATCTTAATAAAATGAAGAATATTTTAATTGGTTTGTTTGTTTTTGCTGCCATTGGATTGACTGCATTTAAAAACGACCGAAGCAAGACACTTGATGCTAACTATGATGATGCATCAAGCACTTTTTATAGCTATTCAGTAAGTGACACAATCACAGATACTGAAATAGACACCATTACTATTCCTGTTAGCTTGTTAAGCCCATGGAGCGGTTATTGGTCTATTGTAGCTACTAACTTGTCCGGCACTACATACATTTTGCCTACAGTAAGACAAGCGGCAAGTTCTACTGATTACACCAGCGTTGCTACATTAGATACACTAAATACAAATGGTTTAGTTCAGTCCAATGAAGATGCCTTAATTGGTGGTACTAAGTATAGATTAGTTTTAACTGGTGTTGGTACACAGTCAACTAAGTATACTGCGTATTTTGTAGCTAAAAATCCATAATATGAAGGTGCGATTTATCCAATCGCCATCTGGTTCACCACATTCCCTTGGTTATTTTCAAGGGGATGTGGCTGAACTAAATGAGATGACGGCACAGGAATTAATTAAAGCAGGAATAGCTGAATCCTTAACAGATAAACCTATTGTAGCTGAAAATAATCCTGTAATAGAAACAAAGATTAGCGAAAAACCTAAAAAAGCAATTAAGCGATGAAAATTTGGAGAGTAACAGTTGATCAGACAAATGAATTATGGACATCTGCGGAAGTCAAAAATTATTTGAAAGTTGATGATTCGACTGATGACTCTCTTATTACTACAATGCTAAAGGCCGCAAGACAAGCCGTAGAATCAAGACAAAATATATCTACTCTTACAAAAACTATTGTACAAAAGTTAGAGCGTTTTCCATCAAGCTACAAAGTAGCAACTGATTATGAAAACGTAATTAAATTGTTAGTATATCCTTGTATTGCGGTATCATCTATTACTTATTTAGATGAGAATGGTGTTTCTCAAGTATTATCACCAAGTTTATATGAGGTAGATACATTTAGAGGCATTATAGGTGAAGCAGTAGATCAAGACTTTCCGGATACTTACTTGTCTTTAAACGATGTAACTATTACTTATACTGCTGGATATGGAACTGCTGCTACAGATTGTCCTTCAGACATTAGGATAGCGGTATTAAAAATGATTGCATCAATGTACGACAACAGAACTGATGCTATGCATAAAATGCCAAATGCAAGTGATGTTTTATTAAACCGATATAAATATGATTGGGTATAATAAAAGTGAGGTAATTGGTAAAATGAGAGAAAGGGTTATTATTCAAAATAAAACCATATCTCAATCTGATAGTGGGTTTCAATCAGAAAGTTGGACTAATATACAAACTGTATGGGCAAAAGTTGATTACTCATCTGGATTTGAAGAGGAAGAGGCTGATAGGATTGTTGCACAACAAAAAATAAAATTTACTTTACGTTATAATGTTAATATTTCTGTAAACAGTAGATTTTTGTATCGTTCAAATTATTACCAAATTGAAACAGTTGCCTATTCTGATGATAGATCAATTATAGTCGCAACGGGTTTCTTTAGACAAGGATACTAATGCCAAGAAGACCATTATCATTTACGAATACTAATAGAGGAGTAGATTATGCTAAGTTGCGTGTAGAAACAAGACGTGCTGAACAACAAGGTAAATTTGTTGAAAAAGATTTTAATGTTGAATGGCAAATATTTGATAGAGATGTACAAGACGCATTAAGGATGATGCGAACTAATTTTAAAAAAGATTGGGACGCAAAAAAAATGGATATACTACACAATGCCGCAGAACCAATGGTTGCAGCGGTTAAGCCTCAAATTCCTATTTACAAAGGTGGTGTTCACTATAGGTATTTTACAAAAAAAACTACAAATAAAAAAACGGGTCAAAGTACCGAAAAAGAATATAGGGCATCATTTATACCAGGTCATTTAAGAAAATCAGTAAAAGTTCTTAACCCTTTTAAACCAAGGTTAAAAAGAATTGAAACGATTGTAATTGGTACACTTAAAAATTATCCTACTAAAGTTAGTAGAGGTCCATTTGATGGTGTTAATAAGGCCGATGCATATTATACAAATTTTCTTTACGGTAGTGCGGTTGCATTTCAAACAAAAGTATTGTTGCAAGGGTTTTTAAAAGCCTTTCATGCATCCAGGGATGTAGTAATTAAGGGTACACATAGTTTAATAAATCAGAATGCTAAAGCAGCTGGGTTAGATTATAGAATACAATGAACATAGGAAAATTAATATATGCCGTTGTTGCAAGTGATGCTACTCTTGTTGGTTTAGTAGGAACAAGAGTTTATCCGGAGGAAGCACCTAATACTGTAACTTATCCTTACATAACATTTTCTAAAGTAAACACTCAACCTACGAGAGTAAAAAATATTGTTAGTCCTTTGGATATGGTTAAGGTTACTTTTTTTGTTTACTCCAAAAATTATGACACAAGTGAAAATGTTGCCATAGCTTTAAGGAATAAATTTGATAACCTAAGAGGAACTTATAATTCAGTTAATTTAGATTGGTGTATATTTGAAGATGAAACGACTGGTGATCCTGTAATGGAAGACAAAATATATTGGATAGCAATAGATTTCTTATTTAAAATAAACAGACTATGAGAATAATTTTTTTAAAAGAACATAATAATTTTAAGAAAGGTGATGTATGCGAGGTCTTAGATACTTTTGCGTCATCTTTATATAAATTAGGTGTTGCTAAACTTTATGAAGGTGCTGATGTAGAAATTATGCCTACAAAAGAACCAGAAAAGGAAGTAGTTTATGTGCCAATAATTGTCAACGAAGAACAATTAATGGAACAAATGCAAGTTGACGAGCATGACATAAATTACGATACGGAAATGGAAAAAGGAAACAAGATTAAGTCAAAATTAAAATAAAACAAAATGGCTACAACTGGAATAATGAACGGTTCTTTGTTGCGATTATATGTAGATGGTGTTGCGGTTGCGTATTCAACATCTGATACATTAGATTTAACAAGAGCAATGCGAGAACTCGCACACAAGGATAATACATCTGCATGGGTAGAAGTTAGTCCTGGACAAAAATCAGCTACATTTTCAACTGAATTAATGTTTGCTGATATTGGTGATGCAAGTGCAAATACAAAATTTAACACACTATTCTCTTCTTGGGATTCTGGAACATCCATTGTATGTACATATACATCAGATGTTACTGGTGATTCTATATTTACATTCAATGCCTTTATTGAAAGTTTGTCGTTAAGTGCTGCAAACCAAGAAAGTGTTACTGCTTCTTGTTCTTTAAGAGTAAATGGTGCGGTTACAAGATACACTAAGGTTGTTCCTGCCGCTCCAACTGCATCAGCTGGAACACCGACAACTACAACTATGCCATTAACTTGGACTGCTCCTACACCTAACGGTGGATACCCAATTACAGATTATATTGTTCAATATAAGACAAGTAATTCAAATACATATTTGACATTTGCAGATGGTGTATCTACTGATCTTACTACTACGGTAACTGGTTTAATTACTGGAACGGTTTACAACTTTAGGGTTGCTGCTATAAATGCTACAGGAACAGGGGAATATTCAAACATTCTTACTGCTACAACTGCATAAATTTTTCCGATACTATTTGGGGGTTGACACTTTGTCAACTCTCATTAGTATCCAATTATAAATCAATAAACTTTTTTTATGGTATCGGTAAATCACATTGAAATAAACAAAAATGAAATTCCTTTTAAATTAGGTGGATATGCATTGAGTTTATTTTTAAAGAAAAAAAACATTAAATTCTCATTATTTAAAGAAGCTTTAGATGATGATTTGAGTTTATTGTACGAAGTTATTTATTTAGGGGTAGAGAATGGTTACAAAAGAGAAGGAAAAGATAATCCTTACAATTTAGAATCCTTCTGTGAAATGGTTGATGATTATAACAAGCTACAAGATTTTAGTGATTTAGTTGCTCAAAGTATGGGAGGCGGTTCGACTGAAAACGAAAAAAACTAAGTAACCCAAACGCAAAACCTCTTGAGATTGAGGATATTGAAAAAATGTGTTTGGGTGAATTACAGATGACACCGGATGAAATGAATATGTTTGATTGGAGAGAATTAATGATTAAAATTGATGGTTATTATAACTCTGTAAACAATCAATATAGACTAAGCTGGGAACAATCAAGGTTTATTGCATTTAATGCAATGTTACCCTATGTTAACAAACATAAAACTTTAAAGCCTAATGATCTTATTAAATTTCCGTGGGATCATAACTTTAAACAAAGGGTTTTAACAGAAAGGGATTATCAAGAAATGGATTTAATGGACACGTTGGTTAAAGGTAACTCAATGCTAACTAAAGAAATACTATAATGGCTCAAGGAATACTATCTATAAAAATTCGTGCTGATGCCAGTCCTTTAGAAAGGGCATTAAAGGTAGTTGGTAGGGATATGGCCGCATTTAGCCAAAAGGCTTTAGCTATTGGTAGAGGTGTAACATTAGGATTTACAGGACCTATAATTGCTATGGGTTCAAGTTTTGTTAATGCAGCAGCCTCTATGGATCAGTTAGAGAGGGGCATGGCAGCGGTGATGGGTAGTACAAGTGAAGCAGGAAAAGAATTAAGTAAATTAAAGGAAAGTGCAAAGTTACCAGGTTTAGGCTTTGAAGAGGCAGTTAGAGGTAGTATTAGATTACAAGCGGTAGGTTTACAGGCAGAACAAGCAAGAAAGATATTAGAAACATTTGGTAAAGCAATTGCTACAACTGGTGGTGGTGCGGTAGAATTAGAAGCCGTACAATACCAGTTAACTCAAATGATTTCTAAGAATAGGATTCTTGCAGAAGATTTTAAGCCTATTCAATCTGCCGTTCCTTTAATTGGCAAAGCTTTAAAATTAGCATTTAATACAGATAATATTGAGGCGGTAAGAGCAACCGGTGTTGGGGCTAAAGAGTTTGCTATGCGTTTAACCGAATCTTTAGCGGTTTTACCAGAAGT